ATAAATTTTCAAATATCTGACCTGAACCTGATACTTGTGAACCACGTCTTAAAGTACCCAAATATCTTTCATCTTCTTTATCACCAAAGGCAGGAACCGTAATTGAAAAATCCACCAAAGCTATTGATGGTCTTTGTCCAGGAATTTTTAATCCATATGTTCTTGCAATGTTATAAATTGATGAACGTTGTTGTGCATATTGAAGAACAGTTTCTTGAATACTTCTATCAATATGATAATGTAAGTTGTCGGCTACGGCTGCGTTTAAATCCAAAAACACAGAGAAAACTGAAGCATCATTAAAGTTATCAATCAACTCAGGATAGTAAGTCCTTGTATAATTGATAAGTTCCTGACGAATTGCTTGGAAGTCCCTAACGGTATATGATATCTTTCTTTGTGCCATTTATGTTAAATATTCAGGATTACGAAATCTTTAGTGTTAAATACATCATTTGAAATGGCATAATCAATTCTTACAGTAGCAGTATATTCAGTCACGTTTTGATTCGTCATTTGTATTTGGGGGTCAGTAACACCACCTGTTGAAGTTGCGGTTAATCCTGCAGCTTCACCTGTTGGAGCACTAATGTTAATATTTGTTAATTGTAATTGAGGCATGTACTTTTGTACAGAATCTCTTATTTCAGATTCAATATTTTTAAATGTTGGTCCATCCAAAGGTTCAAAAATGTATTCCAACAATCCAGTACCAAAATCAGGTAAAAAATATCTACTACCTTTTCTTGTTAATAACAAGTGAATTAAATTACTTCGGATTTCCTCAGCAGAGTAATCCGACAAATCCAAATACTTACCGTTGAAAGAAGTTACAAAGGGGAAGGTTAACCCATATGTTTTACCATTAGCCATTATCTATAAATATAGTTGTATTTCCTTTTTTGTATTTAGGAAAATAAGGACAATGTCTACAACCATTACCGCAACAAGAACCTCTTTGTTTATGAAATTCCTCAGTAAAGACATATTTTCCTTCTTCAATATAAAAAGAAGAAGGGGAAAGTTGTTCACTCCCCCCCTCCGTAGGTGTTTTTATATTCTCTTTATTTGATTTCACAAGCTCCACCAACACAAGCCAATTCACCACTCAAATCTGTGTTGTCTTGTAATTCAACAACTTTTGATAAATCAATTGTGTGTAGTTTAGCGAACAATCTGTCGTATTCTTCTTTTGTACAATCCTCAAATGGTGCTTGAATGTAACTTCCACCATCATAAGGTAATACAGATAAACCATTGTAGAAGTCACGGTTTTCCCACATCCACTCACCTGCCAATTCCCAATCTTCATTTTTTAAACTGATTGTTGCAGATACGTTGTGTGTGTTTGAACCAGTTCTGTGACCAGGTCTTACCCACTCTTGTGTAATTTTCTTAACACGGTCCAACAATTGGAATGGAGATTCTGTTCTCAAAATTGCTCCTTCAGGAGATTTTTGTGGAACTGAAATAACTGCCGTGTCGTGTGGACGGAAGAATTCATCTTCAACCAACTCAGGATGATACATTGCCAAGTATTGGTAGATTGCTTCATTCTTACCAACACGGACTCTACGGATGTAGTAGTCATTGTGCCATGCGTGGATACCTGAAGATGTTCCCAATGTCAGAGATGTTGTCCCTGCAGGTTTTACAGTAGTTGTACGAGCCGACTTGTTAACACCAATCAACTCAGCAACTCTTGCGTTTTCTTCTTTTACAAGTTTCGCAGCTTCTTTCATGTTATAACCCAATACAACACCTGAACCGATACCTGTCATAGATACACCAATCAATGCTTCTTTTTCAGTTGTACGTTTCCATACATCTCTCAAGTAATGGAAATCAGTATAACCCGCTTGAAGTGTTCCAATGAAAGCCGCCGCTTTAACACGGTTGTTCAAATCTTCTTGTGATTCAATGTCAGAAACATTTACCTCACACAAGTTACAGAATTGGTTTGGTCTCAAAGCGATTTCACAACATGGATTAGTTCCCCAATCTTTATCATTTGTAAAGTAGATACCAGGTTCACCTGCTCCTGACGCTTCAACTCTTTTCCACAAGTCCATAAAGAAATCTTTTGTAATCTTGTGTCTAACCAAAGCCGCTGAATTGTTAGCTCTACCTCTTTGTGGATTTGTTTCCCACCAAGCACCTGACTTACAAGCAATCATCTCGTTGTCATCAGCCGAGAACAATGAAATCAAAGCCGCTCTACGAATACCACCAGCAAGAACTGCGTCTGCAATGTGACATATCATATCGTGAACCTCAATTGATGATAATCTTTCACCATCTTCTTTCGCGTCCAACATACCTTTCAATTTGTGGATACAATCTTTCAATGGTTGAGGACCTGGTGCTTTACCACCTGATGTTACAAGTTGAGCTCCTTTTGGTCTAACATCTGAAAAATCAAACTCAGGTGTTGACAAATGCTCACCAAAGTAAGATTTCATTAACACTTTAATTGCATCAGCCCAACCTTCAATTGAATCACCAACCAAGAATCTTCTTGTTCTATTTGGGTTTGGTTTTCTAATTTCAGGTAATTTTTCTACGTGATGTTTTTGAACTGAATACCCTACTCCAGTTCCACCCAATAACAAGAACATTGTTTCTGAGAATGCGTCCAAGTGGTCAATAGGAAGGTAAGCACAGTTGTAGATTCTGTTTGGAGAAATCTCAATTGGTTTACCACCAAATTGCATTGACCTCATTGAAGGTAATACTTTTTTAGTATACACATAATGATACACGTCCACAATCTCACTTGCGATGTGGGGGTATTTCTTAATGTGCATATTCATGTTTCTTGTTACAAGCTCTTCCCAAGTTTCTCTTCTTTCCAACTCAGGAATAAATTTTGAATACTTCATGTGAACCGTTAGGTCCGACAATATCTTTTGTGATGCGTCCATTTTATTTAAAATACTATTTTTTTTTATTAGTTAAAGTTATTTGGTTGTACTCGCTCTTTTCTTTTTTCCATTAGTTCTTTGATTCTATCTCTGTTCTTTTCTTCTTTCTTTTCTTCAAATCCTAAGAAGGTAACAGAACTTTCAGTATCAATTTCCAACAATTCGTTGTTGAACTTACAGTTTTCAAAGATAACCCCATCTTTACCCACACGAGACTTGGTAATTGCGATGGTTGCTAAATTCATTTCTTTTTGTTGTAAAGTTTTAGCCACGGAAATGATAACGTGTCCAACTTGTGCCTTTTTAATAGAACCACCCATTTGGTCGGTAGTAACAACCTCAGAAGATATAGAGCTTCTGTTACCCTGTGTTGCGGTCCACCCCACTACGCCAAGTTCATGACACATAGCTTCGTAACCTCTCATAACGGAACCTTCACTTTTCCATTCATCTCCCATATTCCTATCAGGTACAATACAATCAATATAATCTAAAACAATCATATCAATCTTATGTCCATCAGCAACCATCTTTCTAATCATGTTCTTAATTTGAGTCATTGTAAATTGGTCTGAAGGTAGTTTTTTCAAGAACAATTTGTTGGTCATTTCTTCTTTGACCTGACGTGCTTTTTCAAGAACTTCTTCACGGTGTAATGGGAGTTCATCAGGTGGTATACCTGTCCACATTGTGAAGTGTTTACGTTGGATTACTTTTGGATTGTCCTCAAAGAATAACTGAAGAACATTGTAACCGTTATTAAATGCTGTGTTTGCAATTTTTGAAAGGATTGTAGTTTTTCCTACACCAGTTGGTGCTAAGATTACACCCAATTCACCTTTTGCTAATCCACCTTTTAATAACTTGTCAATACCCGTAATCCCCATTGGGATTGGGTGACGGAAATCTTCATTCAAAACATCTTCCAAGTTTTGGAAAACATCTTCAATTTTATTTCCATTTTCCCCTACTTGGAGAGCACTTCTTACAAGTTCTTCAAGTTTGTCATAGTTTTCAAATTCTCCACTATCAAGTATTTTTTGTGATTTGGTGATTGCCTTTTGAAGTTCTTGTTGTTTACAAAACTTCAATGATTTTTCTTGTACAAATGTCGCACCTTCGGTTGACGCAGTTTGTATCTGTTTGATAGTGTCGTTTAGAATTTTCAACATCAACTCTTGTGGGAACTCACTTTTCACCATTTGTGAAAGTGTTTCGTATGATGGAGTACAATCATATTTTACATAGTACTCTTTCACCAATTGGAGAAGTGTTTTGAAATATTTGTTTTCAAAGTGTGAAGGTTCAATTACATCAATAATAGAATGTGAGAAGTCCTTATCTAAGATAATCTGATTTAATAATTGTAGTTGAAACGTGTT